CAATCCTCCAGTCCCAGAGTTGAGCGCGGGCACCCACTGTCCGTCATGCTTCGTCGCCGTAATCTTCATTGGCGCATGATGATCGAAGATAATGTCCTGATCGACATAGACGGTATGCCCTTTGAGCTGTAATTCGCGGCAGAATGTCAGGTCTTCTTGCAACCGGCCTGGGTCCATCTGCCCACACTTGAACCAGGGATAACCGATCTCATCAAGCACTGACTTTCTTACCAACATTCCAGCCTGCCCGATGAAATCGCCCTTTGGCAATGGGAGCAGTCCATGCCCTGAGAGTTCGTCCCAATGATAGAGCGGCATCTTTTCATGCCAATAGCCATTCGTCTCATCGTTCGGCCCGTGCATGAGACAGGGCGCAAACGGCGGCACTTTACATGGGGTAATCGGCACCACCACATCGACGCGATGGGAGAGAAGGTGCATGAGCAGTGTTGGCGCAAATGAATGATCGTCTCCAAGAAACCACGCCCATTCACCCGTCATATGTTTCACGCCATTATTAAAGTTCTGTGCGATATCGCAACTGCGCTCAATGCGTAACATGGTACCGACTGGTGCTCCAAGTCCATCGAGCGACAATTGAAATTCGTAGTAGCGAGGCTGAATCCCGGCTGCGACAATGATGGTCCCAGCCGGGTGTCCTGATTCCGTAAGATGGATCATCCTTAACTCGCTGTCGCCAATGTTCCGCCTGCAATGCTCGACTGATAACATTCTGCAATCGACACGTCAGCACTGGCTGTGCCGGTCGTGCAATCCGATCCTGCTGGCACGTAGCACCGATACATCTGCGATGAGCCATCGACGGTCTGCCCCGTCGCTAGATACGCGGTCGTAATCACCGTTGTGGTCGATGTGGGATTCTGGAAATCGCAATCCCGAATCAGTGTACCAAGGGTCCCAGCCTGTGAGGAGAGAATCGCTGCCGCCCACGCTGCCGTCCCCTTGAGCTGGAAGGTAGACTGCTCGATCGTAAATCCGTGTGCAGTACCAAGGATATTCACACCAGGGCCGTTCGCACCGCTCGATGCAGACCCGCCTGAAACAAAGTAGCATCGGCTCACTAACGTATCTTCCAACAAATCAGCCGTCACGCCAGCAGGCACCGTAATGCCATAGGTCGTCACTGAGGCAGTGGCGATCAAGGCAAACGTGCAATCATGAATATAAGTCCGATTGGCGGCTCCAGAGAGCGGAGCCAAACTCACCCCACGTCCGCCTGCGGCGGGAGGCGCAAAATGAATAAAAGAAATTTCGCAATCAGCCGCACTCACCGTAAAGATAATGCCTGCCGTTTCCGTGCTGGTGATCTGCGTCTTGAGTCGTTTCGATCCGGCTGGGCCACGCACGTCCATAATGGGGAAATTGCTCGGAATGCCCGTAATTACGAGACTCGCTTTATTCACTGTCACTGTTGAGGACACTGAATGTGACCCTGGCAACAACACAATGACATCGCCCGCTCCCGCCGTTGCGAGGACAATCGCACGATTCACCGTGCGCACGGCTCGCTCAGGCGAGAGTCCGTCGTTGCCGTCGCTCCCGGAATACGTGCGCCCCTCCAAGGTATAACTATCAGAAGGAGCGACAAATAGTACCTGACCGACTGTATGCGGAATCATGCCCCAGATGGTGCCAAACTTGGTTATATAACCCATTTTTCTTACTCCTTACATGATACGATTTGCTGTGCCCGTATGAGCGGCCCAGTGTCGCGCATCCCCGACAGGGCTCTCAGCTTATGTGTGCATCTTACGCAACGTCACCGCCAATCGTGCTTGCTTGCCTGTTTTTCCAGGACTGTCTGCATGCTCGTTGGCGTAGGCCATCGTCGATTCGCCAGCCTTCTTCGCCTTGCGTGTCAAAGCGCCTGGATGCTTGATCGCCCCTTGAATCCACTTCTTCGTGGAGAGCCCTTGATAGGCGGCATAGCCGTTCACTTCTTTCACGCCTGCCTTCATCGACGCATAGGCATTCGACGCCTTGCCTGGCAAACTCGGCCAGTTCGCCGTTCGCATCGTCACCGTCCCCTGTGGGCCAGGTTTGGGATTCGGCGCAGGAGACGGATTCGTAATCTTCCGTTCAGGAAAGTCACTGTAGATTCGTGAAGGCATGTTAGTAGCCTTTCTTTTTCTTCTTCGCTTTCGCCATAATCTCCTTATCCGATCCAAGAGAAGCGCGACAAATCGCATAGGGATTCGTCACGCCTCCCTTAGCTTTCACCTTCTGCACGCACCTGTCAAAAATGGCAGGCATTCCTAGGAGACGAGGCTTCCAAGAATGAACCGCCAATTCTGATACTTATTGGAGTACCGGCAATACGCCCGCCATTTGGCGATGAGCGTATCGAGTTCTTCTGCCTGCGCGAACTCCAGCGGCACACGGTCGTACCACGTACAGAACCGTTTCCGCATCCGTCCGTTCATCAAGAACCAGTTATTGGTGTCCGTCAGATAGTTCCAGCCGTTCTCGGTCGGCATGATCGAGAACTTGTCCTTATGGACGTTCACGTTGTTGTTCGCGCTATCGACCTTGCCGCTCGACTTCACGATCTCCTGCGCCTGCTCGAAGAGATCGATCGGAATCCACAATTCATCCATCATGGACGAATAGCGATTGCCAATGTCATCACGGAACCCTGACGCCTGAATGCGTGCGGCTGAGACGCCGACTGCCGTGAGTGAGGCCGTGGTGAGGTTATCGAATCCTGCTGCGGTCGATGCCCCTGACGTGGTGGTGTGGTTGTCGCTGCAGAGCGCCACCCCTTCCGTGTGCGAGTAGAACATCGTATCGACCGAGAAGGCGTTGTTCAGCAACCGTGCAGCATGCTTCTGCCGCGTGCGGTTGTAGGCCGTCGCCAACCCAACCGGCTTCTTGTTGATGATCCCATGTTGGTCGTCATCGAACAATTTCCGTTCGACTTGAATCCCTTTCGAGAACTCCACATGGGTCGCCCGCACATCGTAACCCTGATTCTGAGAGCTATAGCTGACTGAGCCGGTGAACTCGGTAAAGTCATCGAGTTCGCCAACTTCGCTGGAGATTTCATACGGGCCACTGGAGGTTTCAATCGAGAACAGTGTCCCGACATAATCGGGCAATTGATCGAGTTCCTGATAGAAGATTTTCGTAATGCGCTTATCGAGGAGATCCCCAAAATTCCCACTAGAGTGTGGAACCATAATTCAACTCCTTTATCCGCGTTCTGCCGATTAGGTCGTCTGTTGAAAGACGCTATCGGTCAGCACGACGGTTGCGTAACTGTCTGTCGTCCCATTCATTTCCATATTCACGGTCGTCACATTCACGCCGGTCGCTACCGCGATATCGGCCCTGAACTTCTGCACATCGGTGGTCAGCGTGATGCCCTGGAGGCCCTTGCAAATACCCGCATACTGGAACGTATCGCCTACGGCGTTCGCCGCAAATGGCACCACAACTGTCGCCGTGACCGATGAGGTACTCACGATCTTGCGCGAGCGCCCCACGTTGGCTCCGCTCGTGTACCAGACCATCCCTTGGTCCATATCGGGCGAGGCCACACTGGTCCCTCCCACCGTTGTGAGTCCGTTCGACGCGGCAGTGACGATTGTATCGCCGGTGATTGCCGTACCCGTCGCGCCCGTCACCATCAATCCACGAATTAACTGATCGGGATTGATAATGACGCTATAGATCGCTTCTGCCGCACCCTGCGTGGTGCTGTAGGTGAGCGTCTCGCCTGTGCGGCTGTCTGCCGCATCGAGCAACGTCCCCACTTGGTTCGCCGTCGCCGTGGTGGCGGTCACGATCATTTCTCCTGTGGCTCCGTCTGGGGCCGAGCATGCAATGACGCCGGGGGTCATGCCCGTGGCCGACACTTTGAACCGTACAATCATGGGGGACCCGCCCCCGATACAGCCTGCATACTGCATAATCGTTTCTCCTTTACCCCACTTCGACGGACTGGGGCTTGTGTCCTAGAGGTAGCCGCGCTTGATGCGCTGCTCCCGTGATTTGGCGAGCGCCCGGCGTTCATCCGCCGTTGAGCGCACAGTCGAATACAATTCTTCGTAAATGTACATGCTGCAATACTGGTCCATGACGCTGCAGCCATCGCACACGGCATGACAGGTGGGAAACTCTTTTTCCTTGCGGTAGCCCACACGGGCTGGGTTGAACTTCGGCGTACAGGGTGGACAGAGCGTAATCACGCGCTTACTGGCCGCGAGGTCCGCAATCCAGCCGCCTGCCGCTCGCCCCTTCTTTTTGCCTCCGGTGATCTGTGAGCGCAAAAAAGTTTTGGGCGTCCACTGTTGCTTGATGAGAATCGTCTGGCTCATCGCTTGGGTACAAACTCCAATTCTTCCCGCACCTCTTTCCACCCTTTATACTGACCGCGATCAATCATGTGCTGGTAATACTTCCGCTGTTCCGCCGTAATGGCTTTGAGCGGATCTTTGGCATCCGTCTTCGGTTTGCCGTTCGCGGAAATATCTTGCATGGTGCCTCGATCAGTCGGAATCGTACTCGCAAGTTGTTTTTCTTTAATCGTCCGCACATCTCCTAGGGCCGTGCGACACGCGATCAATTCCGTCCTGAGATCCTTCGCGTCGTAGCCGATGCTGACCAGATAGGCAAATTCCCGCTCCACCTTCTGGCGCTCCGGCGTGCCGACTGAGAGAATCGCAGGGATGGCCTGTTTATATTGGGCCAATTCGCCAGAAACGGTCGTACTCCGTTCTCTGGTGGTGCGTTCCTCTCGAAGTTGCTGATCAAAATCCCTCTTGAGATCCTGCCGGAGCGTTTCGTCCCGATAGTCCAGGGCTTGCGCCTGGGTGATTTTCCCTTCGGCGATCCCCGCCTCTAGCTGCGTCCAGGTGAGACGAGGTTCGACTTTCGGCTCAGGGACAGGAGGCGCAGTCCGAGTCGCCTCAAGTTGGCCTTCGAGTCGTGCCTTCTCTTCTCGGAGCTGCTGGAGCTTGGTTTCGGCATCTTTGGCTCTGGCATAAACCTGCTTAAACCGCTTCCCGCCAGGTTCTAGCGCGGACGGCTCGTGAGCCTCACTAGCCCTTTCGTCAGTGAGCG